GGTCTTGAACTTTCGTAGTACTCTCTCAATAGTTGATTACCATTTAAGCTAGAGTAATCTGTATTTAGTTTTACGTAATCTTGTAAAGTACCTCCAGTATCATTCATAAAGTCTACAACTTTTTGAATATTTTCTGGTAATCCTATGCCTGTTTCTTCTTGCTCAGCTATAGCTTCTGCAACTTCGTCAGTGAGTTGTTCTGTTTGCTCTTGAACCTCTTCTTCTGTAATTTCTTCAAGTGCTTCAGCCTCAACAACAACTTCTTCTGTAACCTCTTCTGCAACTTCTTCAGCTGCAACTTCTTGTTGCTCTTCCGGTTTTTCCTCTTCAGTACTAAATTTACTAAAGTCTACTTTAATCGTACCTTCTTCGTCTTGAGACACCGCTGAGTCAACGGGTTTTTCGACCGCTTGCTCTTCAGCTGCGGGCTGTTCCTGATTACTCTCAGGAGTAACGAGGTCTTCTTGTTCTACTTGGTTTTCTAACATGATAAAATATTATATAATTATTACTATTATTATTACCTAGGCTCGAAAGAACCTAAGTCAAATCCTCCGCCAATAATGTCATTTCCGCTAGATTCAAAGCTTTTTGGAGGGGTATTGTTTTGTCTTTGATCTATTAACTTACTTTGTTGTGTTGCTTGTAATTGTGTTCTTTGATCTTTTCTGTCTTCTTTTTCAGACTCTTTTTGCTTCTGGCCTTGGGTTTCCAATCCTTTTAATTGCATATTGTATTGGAATTCCTGAGCCATCAACTCTTTCTTAGCAGCAACTTCCGCTTGCATTTTTTGTAAATCAAATTGATTTTCCATTTGCATTAGTTGTGCTTTTTGAGCGGTAATAGCTTCGTTCTTTTGTACTTCCGCCTGAGCAGCTACTTGCTGAGCTTGAGCATTTGCCTCCGCTTGAGCTTGCATATTCTGCTGTTGCATTAACTGATCTTGTTCTTGTTTCTTTTTTCTACGAATCTTTAAAACTTGATTAGCTAATTTTATATTTTTTATTTCTCTAATGTCAATAGCATCCGCTAAATCAATTAAACCAGCAGATAAAGCTGTCTGAATGTTATTTTCTAACATAGCTCTTTGCTCATCATCTGGCGCTAATTCTAAGAATATACCAAAATCATATAAGTGCAAATCCTCCATTTCTTTTAGAGTGGCTACATTATGTCCACCTATCTTTTGAACAAAAGCATCAGCGGATGGTGAATATTCTAATATATCTGATATACGTAATGACAAGCATTCCGCTAACTGAGCTGTCAAGAAAAGACCAGCATCTAATATATGTCTTGTAGCGGTATTTGAATTTGCAGCCGCCATCTTTTGTATACCTACTAAAGCTCTAGAATCAGGTGTGCTTCCATCTCTAGCTTCATTTAATCCAGTAACATCTCGGATCATTTGAAGGTAATAGTTGTAAGTAGATATTAAGGATTGTAATTTTTGACCACCTGAACCGCTAGCAATTTCTTGTATAGGCACTTTGCCAGGATTCATATCTCCTTCTTGGGTCATAGATCTACCTATAACAGAACCTGTTTGGAAGAACATGTTCAAGGCCTCCTGCGGATTATAGTTCGTTCCGTTACCTAAATCTATCTCAGCTAAACCGTCAGCGTCAAGATAAACACCATCAGGTACTAACCTAGACATAACTTGTTGTAGTTTTAAGTGAGTCAACTGAATCATATCAGCAAACCCTGTTATTCTACTAACAATTGATTCGATTTTACCTTTATACATTCTAGGAGCCACTATACTATAGTTCATTAGAACCTTAGTTTGGTCGCTCTTTGGACGCATCATATTCTTGGCTATTTCCCATTTTAGCAAATAGTCTGTACCTAATACAAGTACCCCTTCATAAAGTACCTCTAGTGATCTAGACATTTTACCGAATTGCTCTTCAAGCATTTCAACGGGTGGATCAAACTGATCATCTCTTACTAATATCTTTGTTGCTCCAGTTGCAGTTTCTTTAACTTTGTAAACCTCGTTCATGTATGTTTTAAAGTTGAAATACAAAACTTGAACTGTGTTACTATCAGATTGATCATAATTTCTTATTGATCTATCGTAAAAGCCGTTATTCTGAAACCCTTGTTTTGATATGCTCTCCATATCTTCCTGGGTTAAATTTGGAAATTGCTTTTTTAATTCGTTTAAAGGGATGCTTTTAACTTCACCACAATAATATATATCGTCAAAATACGGTGATTCAGTATAAGAGTATACTAAATTAGCCGGGTCTACATAATCAACTACAACACCTTCTGACTTGCTAAATCTATTCTTAACAGCGCCAATACCAATTACAGATAAATCATATATGATTCTCTTTTTTGTTAAGTCGTAGTTATTACCGTCTAACAATGTTTGGATTGCTTGTTCTTCCGCCACTTCAACAGCTTGCTTGTAACTTAGCTGCATGTGTATTTCTAATTCTTCCTGACTATCCGGAAGCAACTCTGGTTGGTTTTCAAAAAGGTTAATACCAAATTCCGCTTGCGCATATTCGTTTAACTCTTTTGTCTGCATGTCACGAATAATAGATTCCATATAAGCCGTTCGTTTGCTTACGCCGTATGGATCTTGTGAATATGCTTTTATATCAAAAGCTCTTTCAGCTATGCCGTTAACTAGTATGTCAACAAACTTTGATATGATAGGCACTGGCTTCCAATCTAAATTTAAATAAGATAAATCACCGTTAATAGATAATTCATCTTTATATTTTTGTATAGGCTGTTCGCCTCTTGCATATAATCTTAAACTATGAAACGTGTTTTGATTGCTCTTATATCTCGCAGTGCCTGAATCAGATTTAAACCATTCATCTTGAATAGCTCTACCAACTCGAAGGCCATACTCCGATGACACTTTTTCAGCGTCGCTAGCTACTTGGCTAGGGAAAAAACTTTTTACAACTGACTCAGCCATATATTATTTTATTATTTTCGATGTTGTACCGCTATTTGTGTATTTAGCAATATTTAAATTTAACGTTTGTTTTTGAACAGGCGCAACTGGTCTATATAGGTGGCGATTACACGCCATGATAGCTAGTCCAGAACTTATCGCTGCATCATACTTTGTTCTTTTGTTTATATCAAACTTAGCCCAATCATTCAATGTGTTATTAAAATACACATCCCCGTATTGACCGTCTGATCTTAAACCAACATATCTATCTATGTAAGCTTCAATTGCCGCGGCGTGAGCCTGTTTTATATCTTCGCTAGAGTTAGGTATTCCACCTATTTCTTTTTCTGCAACAGATAGCTTGTTCCATACTTTATCGGGACGATTCATAGAATAACCCCTGTACCCTCTTCTTTTAAAATAATATAAAAGCCTAGGTTTGTTATTCTCAGCCAAAAGCGGCATCCCATAAAATACACAAGCCATTAATACATCTTCAAAAAACATTTCAGATGTTTGCGGTCTAGCTATGTATTCTAAAAAGAAGTGGTTTGGCGGTGCGTTTTCCATGCTAAACTTGGTTAATCCGTGCAACGCTCCTTTAGATCCCTTTCCATCAACGGTGCCGGATATATCGTAACTATCACATCCAAAAGCTCCCATGTGCTCATTGCCTGGGAATTTTAAACCATTCTTAGTATATTGTTGGTTCTGCAAATTATAATTAGGTACCCACGATATTTTGAATCTTCCATTTGGATTTGGTGTAAATCTTACTTTTGTATCTTTTATACCATTCTCCCAAGAAAAACTACCGACATTAACAACGTTTGTATTTGCTAAATCCTCGTTATAATCTATTTGTTCGTATATTTTTACTAAATTAAATATACTGTTTTTTGTTTCATCTCTAAAAGCGTGTTCCTCTGTGCGTGGGAACTGTCTGTAAAACTCATTTAGAGCGTCCTGGTCGCTTTTTAATCCTTCAGCCTCATTGTTCCAGTGCTCGATGACTCCGACGTCGATGTGCTCTCCATGAGGGCCAACACAATCTTCTGATGGGGTATCGAATACAGGCATTCCATAATTGTCAATGAATCCTTCGTAATTCCATTCCATAGGTATGAACAAAGAATATAATCCTGACTTAGTCTGGCCATTACGGTTTCTTTTCGTGACGTCTGAGTCATTATAAAGCTTTTTAAAATTTTCACCTCCTTTGTCTAAAGCGTTTGATGTTGACCCCATCATACACTTGCCGATAATTCTTGCTCCTAGCCTTAGTGTTGTTTTCGTAACCCTCCAGTTGTTGAGGATGTTGTCCGGCCTTTCCCATTTCCCCGATTCGTCGTGGACGAGGAGTTTAAGCTTCTCTCCATCGTAGGAGTTGTCACCGGTATTCTTCCAGTCAATTGTTGTGTCGAGCCCTTCCAATAACTCTTTGTCCTGTTTATTTTGTATGGATTTTCTAGTGAGTCTACTGGCTGGTATTCTATAGGCAAGTTCTGTCTTGGGCCTGTCCATACCGTCCTGGATCGGTTTGAAAAAGAACGGGTAGTTGACGGATATTGGTACAACCTTGTCTGTGAACATTTTCTTAGCATCCGCTCCAGACTTAGACAAGATACCGTACCGTGCATCTGACGTAATTGTTGCCAAGTTAACGGTCTCTGCTGAAGACATAAATGAAAATCCTGAACGACGGTTCTTAAGGTAGCACATTCCATAAGCTCGTGAGTCGGCCTTACAAGCCTCCCAGAATATGAAGAATAATCTGTTTGCTTCTCTAAAATCTGGTTTCCCAACATCAATCTTGGACCACTGCAGGTACATAAAGTGAGTGCCAGTAATGTAAGTAGCCATGCCCTTATTATTGAACCAATGGCCTTCGTCTCTTCGTTTGAATTGTTCATCTATATATGGTTCCCATTTTTCTTTAAAGTCGTCCGGGTAATCTCGCCAGTCAAAAACACTTTGTATACCTTTGAGCTCTTTAGGGTAATCACTTGCAACCCATTTACTTTCCGACTTATCAATTTTAGAGGGAGCTTTGGGTAAAGCTATCTTAAAATTTTGTATGTTATATATTTCACCGATCATTCCGGTCTTACTAATCACTACAATGTCATGCTCTTTATTGTAGCCATACTTCCAACTCTTAGATTTGTTTAACCTAGTTATTGTATTTTGCTTAATAGGCGTTTCTACCCTATATAAATTCTGCTCGTACATTATCTAGATCTTTTTTCAGCAAATCCACTAAAAGCCTTTTTTTCTATTTCCTCTTTTGGTTTATTCTCTAAAAGATTCTCCTCGTCTTGAATTCTATTTAATATCTCAAAAGCATCGAATATTGCTAGCTTTTTTGTTGCTGCTGCGTTTTTTAATCTGTCTGCAGATATATCGTCATCTGAATCGACAATAGCTTCTTTTGCTACTTTAATTAATTCTTCAACTGCTTTGTGCCCAGCTAGGATTATATTCTTCTTCGTTTCCTTGATATTCATATTTGATTGTAATTAAATTTGTAGGAACACGATATAATTTTTCTTCATCTATTAAAAATTCATATTCAGCTCCTGGCTTAAAGCCTACTAAGTCTCCTTTGGTCATAACTTTTAGACTAGCATCTTTATATTTAAGTATGCCCATTAGCGGCCTTTCAAAATCTATAGAAAACATTCTACTCTCCTTTATAGGTTTAATAAAGTTAAAACCTTTTAAAGGCACCCATTCTCCGTCTTCTTTATAAGCGAAAATCTGATCAACAGCAACAAAGAACATATCATCTTTATAATAACTCTTGCTGTTTTTTTCAACCCCACGTATGTCTCTGAATCTTCTAAAAACATTATGGTGCAATATTACCTCATCACCAACCTTAACACTAGTATCATTTACGCTGGGGACAGCTAAGACTATGCCAATACGAGATACAAAATTGTGGTTTTGCATTTCTGTATTTAATATAAGTTCGCTATCGCCTAAGGTCTTTGTATTGTTATATCTTTCGCTTTTTGGTTTTACAACAAACTCAAAAATCCCTTTCATTAATAGTCTATATTATATTCTATAGCTATTGCCATATTCTTATTAAAATCTTTCCACGGTATAATGTCGTTACCCTTTTGTATATAGATAGAGTACTTTTCTTCTTCCTCTATAATGTTAACTATAGTATGACCACCATACACTCCCTGTCCAACAGCGTAGTGCATGGCGTCATTTTTATAGTCCCTTCCAATACTAATCTTCCGTAGTAGACTCATTGGATTTTATTTCCCCTGTTTGAATGTCTACAGATACATTACCGTATTTATCCTCCAGGGTCTTTTGGAATTCATTTAATTTGTTTTTGATGTTTACTAGCTCATGCAAATAGTCGTGCTTTTGAGCCTCTAATCCACCAATTTGTAATTGTGTTTGGTTCATAACTTTAACAAGCTCTTGCAAGTTAGATAATTCACCACTTTCAACCTTCGATACTAATTCTTTTACTTTACTCATTTGATTTAATTTAATTGTTTTTATTGTTTATTATCGATTTTCCTTTTTCCCACGTCCTACCGACAAAGTACGCTCCGTAAACTGTAACAAGAAGAGTTTGGAATATTGGGATATACTCTTCTGCTATTTTAAATTCTCCAACGTTTCCATCAAAGAACGCACAAACAGTAAATATAAACGTTAAGTATATAAGTACCATTGGGCGTATATTTTTCGATAAAAAAGAATCGGATTGCATATCTGCATTCCACCTGGCAGTAACCTGCTCCTGAGCTTCTTTATCTGCTTTTTCTAATATTTCAGTAATTAATCTTTGTGCCTCAAGCTTTTCTTCCTTGGTTGTTGTTAAGTTATCTAAGATACCGCCAATTTCTTTTATGACAGAACCTGTAAGCCATGACCAAATTTTTTTCATTACTTATAAGGAAATAATTTATTTAACTTCTCTTTTCTTTTATTGCAACCGCAGCCGCCAGGGATTTTATCGGCTAACTTTTTTATTCCAGTTGCTGTTGTAAATTTCTCTATAGTATCCCCTAATCCTTTTATCTCCATTAGCAATTCCATTTTCTTAACGCTAAAGCCTTTCTTGTTGGCTCTCCGTTTGGTTTCTTCATTGGACCCTTCACTCCGCTCATTCTAGCGCAAAATGATTTTCTACGATTAGCAGCTTTACTGCCCTTCTTTAATTTAGAAGGATCAGTTGTAACGGCTGTCTTTAATTTAGAACCTGGATTTTCTCTCCTGTAAGCATCAACGCCTTTTTGGTTGAGCCCGCCTGTTTCCGACTGACCTTCTTTTCTGGCCCAGGCCCCGCTTTTTTTAAACGGGGAGTTTTGAACATAAGCCATAGTTTACTTTTTAAATGATTTCATAATTGGACTCTTAGGCATCATCTTGTACGGGCTACGCTTCATTTTAGCGTTGCTTAAAATTTCCGTTTGTTTGTCGCCTCCAGCTGGTCCGATATCACTTAAACGAGCATCTCTTTCTCCTAAGTTTATTTTATTACCATATCGAACAGATTGCTCTTGCTGTTTTACAGACGCGTTTTGGCTCCCTTGTGCTCCTTTTAATTGTCCTCCATAAGCTTTTATTCTGTTTTCTGTTCTGGATAGTGATCTAGCGTCGTTACCAATACCTAAGAAACCTTTTGATTTAACTTTAGATTTTTCCTTATTATCTAATTCACCATTCTTATCAGTGTCATACTTTGCTACCAGTTTGTTCTTTTTTCTATTGAGCTTATCAATTTTATCTTGGGTTTTTATAACACCTCTTGTAGACAACTTAGTGCTTCGCATATCCTGGCGTCTGTGCCAAGGCTTCTTAGCATCCCCTGAAAGTGCCGTTTTGTATTCACCAAAACTAGATACTGTTGATGTTTTTCCAGGAGTATAAGTATCAGGCGCAAACGTTCCTGTCCCAACCTGCTTAGTGTTTTTCTCTAAATATGCTTTTCCTTTAGGCGTTTTTAAGAACGCATTCCAATCTTTGTCAGAAGCGTATCCGCCAGAACCGTCATAAGTATCTGTGTTAACGGTTTTCATTATTTCTTTACCCTTTACAAGTTTATCCGGCTCTACTCTAGTTGAAGTGTTTCTCACTCCGACTTTGCCATCTTCCATTCCTCTAACAGACTCGTTTACTTCTTTGGCTTTGTTTTCTAGTTTAACTTTCTGCTTAACAGGTGAGCCCATGTTTAATAATGGCTGGCGTACCATACCTTTATCAGTGGCGTGTTGTACTCTTGATGTGATTGGTTTATTCATTTTGTTAGTTTTTTTTTAAAATCCGGATAGGTTTTTTATTCCTGTTGACATGTCAGGAACACTTATGCTAAAATCTTTTGTAGCTAAATCTTCCCTCATTTTTTTAAATTCTTTTTTATAGTCCACTTTTGTAGGCTCTGGAGTTGCTTTTTTTTCTGGGGCAACTTCTTGCTGCTTAGCTTTATCTTTGTCTAATGCACTACTAACCATTCCTCCAATTGAATCTTCGAATTTATCGTGAACAACAGAATTGCCTTCTATTAAAGCCATATTCATCTTCATAGGAGAGCTTTTGCATTTTTGTGTAATAGGCGTTGCTTTCATTTATTTATTTTTTATAAGCTTCTTTTTCCCACTCAAAATCAGAATGGCCTTCTTCTAGTTTTTGCCCAGCGCTAAACAACGCTCCGCCGACTCTTTCATATTTTCTCGCTGGCGATCTCGTGTCTCTTTTCCAAATAACCTCTTCGTTATTGTATTGCAGCCTGTTTTGCATCATTTGATCGTGATGTACGTTCTCATGCTCGATAGCGTCTTTCTTTTCTTTTACCGATGCGTTTTTATCTACGAAAGTAGTCCCATCTCTGTTTGCTTCAGCTATGACATCTTTGCCTAGGTTTTTTTCAAACACCGGTCTACCAAACTCAGATAGCTCTTCGTTGATGCCAAATACTTCTCCTTTAGACTTTAGTTTAAATGCCATTATTCTTTTTTGCCGCCCATTAACTTTCCAGCTAATGCTCCTGCAGCGCCTTTAATTAATGCCGGTGCCACTGCTCCAGCTATTGCTCCTAATATTTTAGCTGGTGTTTTTACTGCGCCAAGTTTGTTTGGCCCTATTCCTTTTGGTCCCATATTATCTTTCTTTATCGTTTATCATATCGTCAATAGCTTTGTTAAAAACTTTATCA